TTGCTAATTTATTTGCTACCAAACCTGTTACAGTGCCCTTAGTCAAAACTTTAGTTCCATCTACAAATAAAACACTGTTTTTATCTAGGTTCTTTTCTACAATTTCTTTTTCTAATTCAACAACAAATTTTCTAACTTCGCTATCCTATCTACTCTTAATGTTCTCTGCAACACGAGCCATTGTCTTTTGTAGACTGTGAATTTCCACAGGGGGTTTAGGGTCATTTTTTGACTTTCTACGAGGCTAATATTCTCTATCCTCTTGTTCGCCAAGCATAGCTCTAAATGTATCTAACTATTCTTCATCCTTGCCATAACGAATAGCACCATTAATTTTAGGTGCAATAGTCCAAGACATAGATGTGATATATCGACCCCATTTCATATCATCTGCAAATCTACTAACCAACTCATTTAAGAACTCATTATTATAGTTGCGTTCTTTCATTCCCTCTAAAACATAATATCTAGATTCTAAACTTTGTAAGTTCATAGCATCTGCATTAATACCTAGAGATACCAAATCCAAATATTTTTCTGTTAAAGACTCATCTAAATCATCTTCTTTTTCATAAGCGCTTAAATATGCCTCAATAAATTTTTGAACAACACCAGCACCAGACAAACAAGAATTTGGATACTGTCCATCAGTACAATTTACAGCAATACAATAATTAGTATAACAGTCTACTTGCAATCTATTTTTATTTATTTTATAAATTTCTTTAGCTTCTTCTCTAGAGACCCATTTCTTCGTTTGCTCATCAAAAAATTCATTTTCAATAATATGATGGTCCAACACAAGAATATCAGCAGAAAAATTATTCTGAATCATTCTTGCTTCTGGAACAGTCATAGAAGCATCAGGAACTATAATTAAACCAAAATAATCCTTGGTGTACTATGCTAAATCATCAAAAACCAAACCATGCTTCTTTTCATAATTTAGTTTATATTCAATTTCAACATCAGGACAGATTTCCTTTAAAAACTAAATTAAAGTTGAAGATGAAGTAAAACCGTCAACGTCAGGGTCAACTTTTACAAAAATTCGGCTCTTATTTTTTAAATGCTTATTAAGCAAAGATACTGCTTTATCCATGTTAATCATCTAAAAAGGGTCATGGATATGTTTTTTTAATGGTCTTAAAAAGCTAGAGATGTCCTCTTCCTTTACACCATTATCAATAAGGACACTTTCTAAAAAATTAGTTTCTTTACTAAAGTCAGAATTATGCTTTGTTTTCCACTATAGTTTTTCTACTTTTTTTTGCATAAATCGTCTCCAATTATTCGTCAGTAGTAATCAACATTTTATCCTTTATTAATTCTTCTAAAATATTTTTGCCTTTATCAAAAGGAGAATCTTTTTCTCCCAACAATCCTTTTCTATCTCTTAAGATATAAGTATTACAATACGGAGCAATTCTTCTTGCTAAAGTATTCAATCGCATGATATAATGTTGATAATTATCCCAAATAGCCTTATCTTTAGAATATTCAGCTTCTTTATTAACATCATAATCTTTATCAAAACCCAAATAAATAGTGTCTACCCCTAAAGACAATAGTGCTCTTAATTGCCACTCAGAAATATTAAAACCACAAGTGGCTACAGCAATACTTTTATTGCCATAGTAGCTATCTGAAAGCAAAACACTTTTTTCTCCCTCAACAATAATAGCTTTTTTTTGTTTTTTTATTGCTGATTGATTTTGGTAAAGTCCATATAAATTTAAACCTAAAGAATGCTCATAAGAACGCCCTTCTAAAAACTCTGGCATATACTTATTTTTAGAATCTTCTGGCTTTAAGCTTCTACGCCTAATACCAACTAAATTCCCATGCATATCAAAATGAGGGATAATAATATGTTTTTGAAACTCATACCACTTAATTTGATATTTCATCATTGTTTTTTCAGATATTCCCTCATCAATCCAACCTTGATAAAATGTATTACCATCAAAATAATTTAATATATGAGCATCATAAAATTTTTCAATTTTAATAGGAGCCTTATTTTCATAATCTCTAATTTCAGAAGCTCGCTCCATTTCAATAAGCTCCTATCTAATATTTTTTACAGAAACTCCATCTTGAAAACCATTTCGATTTTGTCTAAAATCTACTCCTGCTTTTTTCCCAACGTATAACAAACATTGGTAAAAATCTTCATTCTTAAAACCTTTAATTTTTTTAATTAAATCAAAAAATCTTAATCTACCGCAATTTGTATAACAATAAAAATCTTTTGTTTCTGTGAAATAACATAGCTTATGACTATCTCCTCCGTGGCAAATAGTTCTAAACCAAAGGCACTCTTGGCCTGTTCTTCCATCTTTACTGCGCCCACAAAGAGGAGAGCCATTTTCATCCATGATTTCTATTACGACATCATTATTTACTTTTGATAAAATGTCTTCGGCCTATATCATATTTACCTCTTATTAATAGTCAAAATCATCTTCATCTATATCAGTCATTTTGTCTAATATGCCTGTTGTAGCTGTACTAGACATATGATAAGATAAACGTTTCTTATCTTCTTCTGATAATTCTTTTAACTCTTCATAATATTCTGAATCATCAGCAATATCAGCCATTTCATTCATAGCCTCATACTTAAAACGTCTTGCCGTTTCTTTATCCGTAAAAACATGAACTTTATGGTCTTCAGTAACATGGACATAATTTTGCTCAATAGGAAGAATTTCATATTCATAATCTGTAACGAACAAATCGCCAACACGCATTGTTGAATAATCAATATCTAACCAAATTTTTACATTATTATATTTGCCTCCACGATTTTTATAAACAGACATGCAAATATTTGGTTTATTCTTTCCAAATTGCGAGGTTGTTTTTAAGATTTTTTCTAACTTCTGTAATTCTTTAACTGTAGGACGAGATACAATAGCGGCTACATCACATTTATCTATAATTGATTTAGCTCCACGAACAATCGTTTGGTCCCGATTACTTTCATTCTTAAAATCACCTGTAACTTGTGTCCATGTATCAACACTAATATTATATTTTCTAGTTAACTCCTTAAGCTTAGAACTTAAATTGCCTAATACTTGGTCTTCACGAAGAGCCATTTTACTCTTAGCAGCACCCTAATACTCACTAATTAAATCAGTAGTAGTATGAATATAATCAAAAAACACACTAGTTACATTATGAGTACTAACATGTTCCTCTATAACAGATTCTAAAGTTGCAATATCATAATCAGGAATATATTCAAGATAAATATTACCTTTTTCACGAAGAATACGAATAGCTTCATCTACTCTCTCTTCTTCTCCCTCTTCATATGTATTCATTGTAATATGGTCTTCTGGAACATGAGCCATATAAGCCCAAATAATAGGCTCAATTTCTTCAATTAATTCCATTTCTGTACCAATATAAAGAGCACAATTTTGCGTACCATTTGGATTATCTACCCATTTTTGCTCTTTTACATCCCAATACATTGGAGCAAAAGAATGACAAATATTAGCAATACTGATTCTTGTTTTGCCAGTACCAGTGCCTGCACTCATTACTGTAAATCTCTTTTTACGAATACCATAAGTAACAGTGTTTAAATAATTACTGGCATAGCTTAAACCATAATCAATAGCTTCTTTCCAAGCTTCTTTTTGAGCTTCTGCTTCTTTACTGCCAGCTTTAACACTATCTCTTCCCTGTTTGGAACTAAATAAATTATTTAACCCTAAAATCTTGTTGCGATAAAAATTAATAATCTCATCAATAGAGTCTTCTTTAAATTTTTCTGCCCTATATTCTATTAATTCTAAGTCTGTTTCATTAGGGTCGTAATATTCAGTAACATCAATACCATTTCTAATTAAATTTCTAATAAGAGACCATTTTCTGACTTCAATATAATTACTATTAAAATTTTCCAAAGAAGCTATAGCAGAAGCGTCTTGTATATACTTTATGCCCTAATGCTTAGTAAAAATGCTATACTTAAATGGGAAAGATTCTTTTAAATAAGCATCTACCGCATACGCATCTATTTTTTCTGCACCATCCCTAGCCATATTATGAATGGTTACATATAATACTTGATGAAAAGATTCCACAAAATCTTTTTTATCAAATTTATAAGTTTTTAGCAATTGAGGATTTTTAATTAAACAACCAATTACTTCTCGAATTGCATTTTTATTTTGATATTCTCTTAATGCTGATTCTGAAACCTTAATGTAATTTCTGGTTGAAATCTTGTCCAATTAATATTCCCCCTCTTCATAAAATTCTTCATCATCAACAATATCGTCCATATCTAAAGCAGGACCATAAGTTAAATCTTTTTTCTTCTCCAAAAATCTCTCATCTTTCTTTAGCAACTCTGAACGCCTTAATACAATCTCTTTAGGAGGCATAAGTAGAATTTCTTGAATAACCTCATCTGGAGTTTTCTTTAATGCAAATACTTCTTCATAATACTTTTTTGCAGAATAATAATATGTTTCCACCAATGCTCTTATGCCAAATTCTGGCTAAAGAATCGGTGGATTTTCCATTATCTCAAATATATATCTTAACGTTGCTAAAATAGACTCTGTTCGCCAACCATTTTCTTCTTTCATGGATTTAACTTGTCTACCCCAAAATGGCATTAAATCGTTATCTCCTGCTAAATTACACAAATATGCATTTAACTCTTTATTCTTTTCAATTTCTTTTTGCCTTTTTTGTTGTAGTTCTTCCCCACAAGAATGGCAATAATTTTTTGCATCTATTGTATAAATTAAGCTAGAAGCAAACATTTTTTCACAAACACAACATTTACGTTGCCCTTTAGGTCTACCCATATTATCACCTTTATTATCTATAAGGGAAAAATAAGGGAGATAGATATCAAATTATAAACTATAATTTTATCTAATCTATCTCCCTTATCTTATAATTTAATTACACCTTAATATTATTCTCTTTAACGTATTCTTGTAAGTCTTCTAGAATTAGAGCAAGCATATCTGCCTGTGCCTCATCACAATCCTTAACTAGTCTATTACGACCAATATAGGACTCTGCGATACGCTTATAATCATCAACGTAATGAGGCTCTTCCTCATTCTCATCTAACTTAGTAAGAACACGAGCAATCTTGCCAATAGCAGTCTTAACTGCCTTAAAATCAACCTTTTCGGTTACATCCTGATGCATCTGAGTAGGAGTAGTAACAACAGTTGCTCCATCCTCAGACTCTAAACGATTAATAGCCTGAGCCATATCATCACATAGAGCTTGATATGTAAAAGGAATTTTCTCGGACATATACTTATTACGAGAACCAGCCTCTAAATTCTTACTACCACGCATGGTTAGCATAGAAGTAGTAGCACCACTATCAACATCAGTCTCATAAGAAGCATAAGCACAAACGTCAACCAAACGAGCAATTACTTGGAAACCACGGTCAGGTAGAGTGGGAATAGTCTTATCATACTTCTCACCCTTTTCCTTAATCTGCTTAGAAGTAGCATGAGAAATAATAACTAGAGTATAACCTGCCTTAACAATCTCTTGGAAAAACTTGTCATATTCACGAGATAGAGCACGATAAGCTCTCATGTTAGTAGACTCATCTAAATGCTCTACGCCTTCCTTATCTAGAACGTAACGCTCACAACAGTCATAAGCAATGTCTGCTGTATCTACGATAACAGTCTTAAATACGGTTTCAGTCTTTTCAGCATCTACTACAGCCTTAGCATCCTTTAGCAACTGCTTCTTAACCTCTAGAGCTTCACGCCAAGTATTAATAGGCTGGGCATAAACACCAGAAATCATAGAATAGCCCTTTTCAAATGCTAGAAGAATAGGCTTAGGAAACTTTACTGCATTACTAGTCTTACCAGACTTACGCTCACCATAAATTAGAAAACTCTTACCACTAAGGTCACGAGTAACAACAGTAGGTTGAATGTTAAAAATATCAATCATAACTTATCTATCTCCTTATCTTCTTATTTCTTCAAGTTAAATTAGAAGGGGAAATCTTCATCCTCAGTAACCTCGGCAACAGCAGAAGCCCTAGAAGATGCATTTCCAATTCCATTACGAGAAGAAGAATTAGAAGAAGAAGAAGAACTATTAGTGGAATTACCACCCTGATAGCCAGCTTCCTTAATTTCATCTAGACGAGACTTGCGCTCGGTCATAGCGGCCTTAATTAGCTTGGGGTCTAGATGCTTGTCGCTTTCATCACTAATAACAGGGTCAGCACCAGTCATAACCCACTCTAGATAATTAGCTCCAGATGTACGCTGAGTACCAATGCCACCACTCTTAACAGGAGCAGGAGCTTCATTGGGCATTAGAGTAATAAAGAACTTAGCAGTACGTCCACCCTCATAATCATTCTCATGTAGAGGACGGACCAGTTCCTTAGGAACAATAATATTCTTAATGTCAATAGTGTTACGGAAAATGTCCTGAGTAATTAAACGCATACGCTTACGACCAGTTACATCATCACTATCAACGCCCTTAGTTTCATCAACAACAGAATGGATGAAGCCCTCTAGGTCAATTTCAGCAGCATAATCCTTGAAGTCACCAAACAACTGTACACTATACTGAGTTCCTTCAATCAGAGTACCACCAGAATTCACATAAGGATTATCAGTTAAGGAACCAATCATATCGACCATAGTAGGATTATCCTTATTCTTGGTCATAGGAGTTGCATTATTAACCCACTCCTTAATCTTAGCGTAGTTCTTACTATCAGTACCGTCACTCTTCTTAGACTTGACAAAAGTACGGAAAGGAACGGTATAAACAGCATCAGGGCCACACTGGATAGCACCTCTAAAAGAAATGTAGGGAATACCTGCGGAAGTAGTGCCCTCGTTAATATCACTTAATTCTGCAAGAGCACCTGCTAGATGTACACGATTATCTAACTGTCTAATCTGGTCAGTATTGGAATTGTTATTCTTTGGCATAAATTTTGTTCTCCTTTTTGTCTTTTATAGTCTGTTAATTAATACTTTCACTTTCGGCTTCATCGCAATCATTCATATCCTTATAATCAGTACAGGAAATAAACTCTAGCTCAACGCCTAGGTCAACACGAGCCTCATCAGAAAAAGGCTTCATCTTGTTCTTTGCCACGCACTTAGTTTGAAATGCACAGCTCTCACACTTTTGGTTTGTAATCATATAAATTACATTCTCCTTTTTTATAAAAATCAGTGTACTATCTACACCGTGGCATTACTATACCACATTAAAATTTATTTGTCAACAGCTTAAACCAATTTTTTCTTAAAAATATAAAAATTTATTTAAACGTTGCACCGTGTTTTGCTACTATCCAACAGTTACTATAACTACCATCCTTTAATAATAACTCTACTCCATCGCCTGCTTGTAACTAAAAAGGAGTTTGATTACTAATTCTAGTAAAAATCTTAGAGTTATCAGGAGGGAAATATACATTAACAGTTCCATCTTCATTGATAGAGCTAACTATTGCTGTATCTAAATAAGTAGTTTTTTTCATTTCATTTCTTAAACAATCTAAAATTTTCTCTATCATACTATCAGCACAACTGTTAACTGTTTTTACATCATATTTTTTACTCATATTTTCTCATCCCTTAATTATACAAAAGGCAAGTCTTTTGTGTTACATAATTTTAATGACATAGAACCATCGCTACTTCCAAAAGAAATAGAAGTAATTAAAAGTTTTTCTCTTTTAGCCCCAATAAAATCATTCTCAACTTCACATATATTATTTACAGTTAATATAGGATTAAATCCTACTACGCAACTAAAATCTACAGCAATAAAGCTAGCCTATCTTAAATAATAACGAGCTAAATCATATGCTAAATCATCACTCCATACATTAGCCTCTGTATATTTAGGAGCCGCTCTTCTTCCTATTTGTTGTATGCATATTGGTGAAGCTGGATTTTCATTAGTTACAACAGCAGAATAAATACCATTATCAATATTATCGCCAACAACTTTCACCACATTTACAATTTCTTCATTTTTATAATCTAATTGTAAATCCCACAAATTCCTTGATAATTTTGAAAAAGTCCAAATAATAGGTTTGTTGGAATCATCAATCGTTTCATTAATTGGATAAAAGCACAGATTACCAATATTATTATAATAATACTCAGCAGAAAGTTGAGTGGCAAGCTCTGAAATAACTTGACCTAAATTACCCCCTTCTTCCACACGAATGGTTGATTGAGTCTTAAAGCCAATAAAAGAAGGGTCTAATATAATATCCTTATAATCTAAAATATATCCATTTCCCATACTAAAACTTTTTATGCCATATAAAACATCTTCTATAGCAGAACCAGCTTCTACCTCATATGCATTTTCTAAAGTTCCCATTTTACCCTCAAAAATAGAAAACTTATCTTTTAACTGTATTGTAACTGTATTATCAGAACCTAAATTTGTTAGGTTAACATCACCCATTACATATATCCCTCGTGGAAACCAAATAGGCTCATTTTTTATAATAAGACCAACATCTAATTTAAATTTAGTAGTTAACCAAATTCCATTAATAGATGGAGTATATTTTTTATCTCCATTAATTAATTTTAATGTAATATTTCTTCTTTGTCCATTCTAATATTCTTCAGTATAAGATATTCCATCAGAAGGAATGTCTTCAAAAGGAATAACATAATTTACTGTTTCATCTGGATTAAGAACACTTATTCTATATCTAGGCTTTACAACAGGTCTTTTTAATAATTTAATTAAAGAGGGGAGGTCTATTTTTCTCCCCTGCTCTAACAATATATCTCCAAAAAGTTTCATAATATTTTCTCCTCTTATAACCCAATAATAGAGTAAGAATTAATATCTTCTGCCTCTTTCCAAGAAAAACTAATAGTGGTTTGTTTTAAATTAGAAGCATTTTCAATTGTATAGCTTGGAGACTCAATAATCTAAACCAACCAAGCATTGCCTTTTATATCTCTTAATAGTTTTAAGTTGCCATCAGTGCAAAAATCAATCCAAGCCTCTAATTTCTCTGTTTCTAAAGCATATGCATTTTTAAGGTGGGTTTTCTTCTCAGTATATTCACAAACAGTAATAGGCTTTATATCAGATATACCCCCATATTGAGGTATGTTTTCATATTTTTTATATGTTTCAAAATTACCCAATAGCCCGCTAAATGTTGCAGAACTATAATTTTGAGCACCCTAAGAAAATTTATTATAACGTCCTAAAGTATCCCAACTAGTGATACCATAGTTTAAACTTATATTTTCTTCGCTAAGATTAAGACCCAAATTCCAAATATCTCCTGTTACTCTATAAACATTATCGTCTTCCGTGTCTTCAACATTGCAAATTGACCAAGAATCAAATTTTGGTCTAATATACATTTCTTTATTGTTTTCTCTATTATCATAAATATAATATTTATATTTCTAAGCAACAGGCCCTGTTCTTTCAACAAGAGCAGCAACTAAATAATGATAATACGCATTACTTCGAATATTATAATCATAAATTTCAGGTTGTCCATAATCTAACTCACACACAAAATCATAATAAGTCTATGTAGGTGTTTTTCTATAAATAGAAATAATAGCATTATTTAATTGATTATTTGGAGGGAAATAATAAGCTTCTACACTTTTTTCATTTGATATACTAAAAGAAGTAAATAAAATAGTGTTTGTGCTTATACTATCTCTTTTAGTTTGATTTGTTACTCCATATTGTGTTATTTCTCCATTTTGAGTTATATCATAAAATGGCTAAAGAGCAATATTAGCAATACCAGATTCCTAATTAATAGTTTTTTCTAATTTCTCAATTTTTATAGTATTAACATTTATATAATTATTAAACTAAACATAACTATTTCTTATTGCCATAATTTATCCCTCCCACTTATCCTGTGCTTTAATAATACATCTAATAGGGTTTTGCTCATTATAAGTTACAGTGAGATATAATGTCAACCAAATTCTATTAATTACAGCATTAAGCTAACTATAGGAATAAGCTGAGTTATCAATCCAAATATTTCTTGCGTTAGGTGTTCCATTTAATAGACGTTTGTATGTAACTTTTTCTTTGTTTTCAACCTCATCATACCAAGTTTCCCAAATATAATATCCAGAAATACCATCAACTGTTCTATAATAATATTCATCATAATTCTATACCCATATATTATTAATATATTTATAATAACCGTCATTATAATTTTCATTATTAGAATCAATTAATTGATAAACTACACCTGTTTGAGGATTTTGAGGCAACACACCATAAACTTGTTTATTACCGTCAGTCCATAATAAATCGCCCTCTTTTTTTGTGGTTAGTACAGCAGTGTTACCATTAGAATCATTAGTAAATATATTAAATCCCCAATTTTCCTCTTCGTTTTCTCCGTCTGTGATAATAATAGAATTATCATTTTCATCAATAACTACCAATGGGTCTGAAAATGTATTGGTATTATCAGGAGAAACTACAAGTTGCTTATTAGTGTATGTAAGAGTAATTTCCTCTTCCGATGTTATTTTACTCCTACAATTTTCAGGAACAGATAAGTAATCATAACGCTCCTAAACACTCATTATATCATAAGATTTCCCATTAGCTCCCTTTAAACCATAGCCAATTAAATCAGATACATTTTCAATATATCCATAGTCAGTGGGGTCAATAATCCATTTGTTATATTCATTATTCCAAACATATACGCCATATGGATTTCCAGCAGCGTCTTCTGTTGGAGGAAGACCAACACCATCTTCCAACAAAGAAATTAATTCTTTTTCACTTAAACTATAAATTCTATATTTTTCTCCTTCTCTTGGCCCACTACCTAAAGTATTAGAGAATTGATATTCATTATTGATGTTATCCTAAATTGCATATTTATAATTCTCTGGAGCAGGAATATTTCCGCCTAAAGTTAGAAGATTTACATGATTAGAAATAATTTCTTCTCCGTTTGTTGCTTCTCCTGTAATAAAACAAGTTAAAGGCTCTGTATTTGCATCTGGATTTTCTACATCATATAACTCAATATAGCAGCGTTTATCGTTTTTAATCAAAATTCCATCTTCATAAGTAAATCCCTTACAATTATTTAAGAACAAATATAAACTCTTAAATTCGTTATTGCTCCCATCTTCCCACAAATAATAACCATTATAATAATTACCATCATAATATTTGCCTTTTTGTACTATATTAGGATGCACAGGAATCTCATTATATTTATTATTTAATATATAAACATAGGCATTTATAATATCCACCAAATCTTCAATAGATGCCTCAGTTAAAGATTTAATTTTCAATGTAGCATTAAAAATATCAGTTAAAAGCTCCTACTAATAAGGTTTACCTTTTCTTAATGATGAGAAATAATTAATTATATCTCCTTCAACAGAAACGTTTTGATAATACTGTTCATCTATAAAATAATTATTTAACTCTGCAATAAAATTAGAATCAAGGTTAACAGGGAAATAATAATAGCCTCCCTATAAAAAGTTAGTAGTAGATATATCTGATACCTCTTCTACGGTAATATGCATAAAAATATAACCACTCCATAAATAATTGCCAATTGAATATGAAATACCTCCATATTCAATTTCGCTTTCAAATTTATAAATAAAATTAGGAGATGGTAATATATTATCACATATAGTAATTAAAAGGTCTTTTGTAACATCAATTAATTGACCTTCAACATACTTATAATAACTATTACCCATTTTATATATTGTTCTAAAGTCAGAAGTTTCTTTTTTTGCTTCTATCTCAATACTAACTTTATTATTATATGTTTTAATTTCAAGCCATGTTTCATTTAGCCATTGATATTCAACGTCAGTAGTAGAGTTAATATTGTCAGACACAACAAATACATCTGCCATTGCATCTAAATAATCTTTTTTATTTTTATCTGGAGTGAGTTCAGATAAAAGCATCCACTTTCCATCAATATATTGATAACACCCATCTTCAAACCTTACATCCTAAGAATTAATCAATACGCAATAATTTCTATATGTGTTAGCTATTTGTGCAGTGTCTATAGGAAGAACCCCTTCAACTTTTAATACTTTACTCCATGAAGCTTTACCAAAATCTTCATCATTCTAATCATTATTTATTCTATAAAGATAATATCCATCCTCAACTTCTTTATTTCTTGAATAAATTAAATATACAATAGTACCAATTTTAGATTGAGTTGGCAAAGTATGTTTAACCTCTTCAATAACTGCTCCGTCAATATTAATACATTCAACTTTATACTTATCAGAATTAAAATGCTCATATCCTAAAGAAGCAATTTGAGATTTTTTATTGTTTGAAGTAAAAGGAATCTAATCAATAAACTAATCAGTAATCTAAAACTGAGTTAAAAAAGAGAAATTAACTGGAATTTGAATTTTTGTTTTAGGGAAAGAATCATCTAAAACAGTATCATAATATAACTAATTATCTCTTGTTATTTCTATATAATCATCAAACACACTATTTTCATCATTATAGATATTATCTTCTGTAATAGCTTTTAATTTGGAAGGTTCAAAAGATTTACCATTCCAAATTTCATAAGTGTTTTCATCTAAAATATAGCATAGCTATCCAACATCCATTTGAATATCCTTACCAACTTTCGATTTGTCCGTGGAAGATAAATATATTAAATTAGGTAATGTTGGAGTTACATACTCAGGAGAAGTTGCTGTTATCTTAATGGCTTTTTTCTCACAATCAAACTCAACTCCAAGAGGTGCGGATGCCTTTTCAGTACCATAGAAAATATTAAAATCTATTGATTGAATAAACTCTTTATCATATTCATCAACAACAGAAATTTTAACGTTATATTTTGTTTCGCTAAGAAAACCACGATAGCTCCAAATAAGTTCAGTACTATAAAGGTCTTCACTTTGAGCAATTTGCTCAGGAATCTAATCCTTATAAGCATATAAATAATAACGATAATACTTAATACCCTATCCATTTTCAGCAACAAACTCTGTGTTAAACTATATATTTCTTAATGGAATACCCACAGAATTATAATGTTGATACAGTAATTCAATCTATGCTTCTATATCTGCATCAATAATACTATCTGGAGCAGTTTTAAATCTAATTACAAGCTCAGAAAGATAACTGCCAACCATTTCTAGAATAGAGTTATAATAATCATTATTGCCTATAGAAGGGAAATAATCTTCTTTTAAACAAGCAGGATATTCATTAGAATTAATATAATCTTCGGATAAAACTTTATAAATTCTTTCCTCATCATCACATAATAAACAACATTCTAAATCTTCCTTGAAACGTACACCATTAAAATATACAAAAGGTTCGCTTCCTTCTCCCTCTTTTTCTAACTTTTCCTATTTATTTAAATCTCTATATTGGATTTCCATAACAGGAGCTGTTCGAGCATAAAACACATTAAAAGGAGCTGAATCCATAAAATCAGTATATACTTTATAATCTGTTTGAGGAACAATAGGAGGAGTTCCACTAACAACACGGGGAACCTATCCAGATTTATTTAAGCCACCAGAATCAGTTGTTAACAACCATTGAGTATCATCTAATTTATCAAAAGTAATATCAACCTCTACCCCATTGTTAATCCAATATTGTTTATTAATATCAACTCTTGTGCCATCATCAAACACTATTTCATTAGGATTTGTTTCATCTGATTTAATGTTTATATTGGGTTGTATAAATAATCTTTTATCACTATTATCCCACCTATTACTCATTACTTTATAAAGAGTATTAGTGATTTCTTGCCCTCCGACCACTTGAGTTAAATATGGATTATCTTTTATTTCTTGAGCAGCAGCTTCTTCAACAGTAGGAACTACTTCTTTACACACTTTACTAATAGAATCATATTCAAAAAGCATATAAGCTTGTCCATTCTAGGGTTCCTATGAATAAGATTCTCCCAATCTAATTTCTCCAGTATCAGAAGAATACCCTATGATTTTTCTAGGTTTATAAATAAGACCTGTTGCATTATGAGGAGTAGTATCATCTTCTGGGTCAGAATCACCACTTATTTCTGATAAAGATGGGACATAACCTGCGTCATGAGCTGCTTTAGCATTTACTGCGGTATCAAAAATAACAATATAATTGGATATATTTATATTTGAATTTGGGTCTACAAAAAAACTCTTTAATGTATGCTCGTCAGAACACTGATAAATTTTAAAAGAGGTTTTATCAATATAATTAAAAGAAAAACTTTCCGTGGTTTCTATTTTAATTATATTTTTATTATAACCCAATTCCTTTGTAACCCAATCTATTTTTCTTCTTTCAATATAATTCTTTTTTGATGTATCAGGTAATATTACACTAACATCATCCTTTGCACCCTTTATCATATTAGCACTTGTTGTATTAAACTCGATATATCTATCGTATACAATCTAGTCTACAGCTTCTTTATTATCTCCTGTTTGGTCAGGAATTTTACACCAAATTACATTTTTAGAAGACCCAACCAAATATCCATCACAAACTAATGTGTTAGGTTGTGTAGGAGCACTTGGAGTCTGATTATATACACGAACTCCCCACTAATAGTCCTTACCATTTACAAAATTAGCACTAAGAGTACTATTAACTTTTTCAATTTTTAAAGTTCCCTTGTTTTTTACTGGCTTTGATAAGGTAGTAGGTATTTCAGGAGCATAAAGCACCTAATCACCACGACCAGATAAAATCTACATTTTATACGCCCTAATTGGTTCACCAGATGTATTTACCATACAAGAAAATGTATTGTTTTGACTTAAATCCACTTCTTCTAAATTAGGACTATGTAAACTACTTTTATAAATTGCCATATCTTTTACTCCTTTCATTTTTATAAACTAAAGTAAGAGAGGGGTGGGTGGAGTAAAACCCACCCTTCCCTTTCTTGTAAATATAAATATACTATATTAAATTGTATTTGTCAATATGTTGTTAACGATTCTTAGTTACATTCCAACGATTACCCATTGCTTTTGTAACTTCGCCCCAGAACTCTTGAGGATTATCAACACCTTCTAAAACAATATTGCCTTCAACAATATATTGAATTCCAGAATTTTTATTGTTATTATTAGACTCAAAATCTGGAATTTTCTTAGTCGCCATATATCGCAATAAACCATATGCTTGGTCATTATTTAAGACATATTCAGGTTCAGAAGGAGTACCATGAAGCATTGCTAAACCAGTATAAGTTACAGGACCATTAAGAATACCACTAGAATATTTAGGAATATATTGAGAGCCATCAGCTCCTCCAGAATAATTATATTTACCTCTAATTGCCTCAGCAGTTTCGTGAGCAGCCGCCATTCCTTTTTCATCACCTGCGGCATGTGCTACTCCCCAAGCGTCTCCAGCAGCTTTAAGAGCAGCCTAATCACTAGCACTCATTCCAGCTTTTTCAGCATTAGCAGTTGATGCGCTAGAAGATTTTTTAGAACTACTACTCTTTGCACTACTACTTAAATTTACAGATGAATAACTATTAGAATTTAATAGAGACAACTCTTTCTATTTCAAACTAGCAAGAGTCCCTAAATTAGCAGTATAAGTATCTAAGAATGAGCTAAAAGTAGAATTATAACTTAAATAGAAAGCATTCTAATTTGCAATAAATGTGTTGTAATTTAGACCTATTTCAGTAGTAAAATTCGTCATATCAGCTACAATAGCTGCTTTAATTTCAGCGTCAGTTCCAACATTTAACAATTCTCTTAATAAACGCTTTTCTTCAAGAACTTCATACTCTTTATATTTCTCATTAAGCATGTCTAAATAATTTTGCCAATTCTTAATGCGGTCATCAAGGACTTTTAATTCAGCATCTTTAGCATTATTTAAATCATCAATATTATCTTGACGATAGAAATCGTTTAACTCGTTTTCAGCGGTACGAACTTTTTCTCTATTAGATTCATAAGTCCAACCAATACCCTCTCTGTAAACCCTTTCTTTTTCTTTTTGGGCATTTAACAAGTTATTTTGAAGTTCAATTAACTTATTAGTGCGAGCAATAGCATCTTCTTTATCTTGAAGCTTCTCTAACTCTTTATCATAAGTTTCTTGAACAACTTCCTTTTGCTTTTCTAAATCATCAATATATCTCTATACCTCATTAGTCAAAGCACTGTATACAGATTCTTGATAGTTTTTTAAATCCTCTGCTTTAGCAATAGCATTATCATGGATACTCTTAATGGCATCATTTGCCGTATCAACTAAATGCTCAATTTCATCCTCTGTTAATTCAGAAGAATACTTAAGTGCTTGTTTAGCAGCAGACAGTTGATTTTGATAATAAATGTCCATTTTTTTATAATAGCTATTAATTTTGCTTTCAGCAGATTCAATAATTAAGCCATTGTTATTTATTGTAGATTTCCACTCTTGAGGTCTTGCCTTTTCAAGATTGTCAATTTTGCGCTGAATATTAGAAATTCTATCATCAAATTCTGCAATAAAAGCATCTAAATATTGTTGATAATAATCATAAAACTCCTCTTCTGTATCAGCAGTTTCAATCAACTATTTATACTGAGCTGTAACAGCACTTAAATCAGCTTTTTGACCTTTTAACAAATTAATTTGATGTTGAATTCTCTAGTCATCTAAATTTTTTTGTTCCATATAGTTATCTTGCCACTGTTTTTCTAACTACACACGCTCTTCTTTTTTAAGAGGTTCTGCGCCAGAAATAAAATCAGTTTCATAACTCCAATAACCGCTATTAGGATTATAATTATAACCTAATAAATCAGCCATTTCTTGAGTAAAAGCGTCCTCACCAACACCAACTATCTCTAAAATTTTACCATCGCCAGTGTCTACATATGTGCCAACTTTTAATCCTTTTGGAGAATTTCCACTATCTGGAGCTTTAATTGGTACAATTTCATTATTTGAAATCTTGTCTTGTGTTATTCTCTTATTTATAGAATCTTCTACCGCTTTTAACGCAATATCTTTTTTCTCATAATAAGAAGAACTATCTCCAGATTCAAAAGCCTTCATTGCTAAATATTCATCACTAATTGCAGAAGCAATGCTTTCTCTTAATTCTTGCTCTTCTTTTAATAAGTCATTATATGTCTTCTAACGTTCTAATACTTCGTCCTAAGTATCTGCTTCTGCAATTAATTGCTTTTGCAAATCTTTACGAATGTCCAAACTTGCATTTTGAGCCTCAGCCTCTTCTAACATCTTCTCTAAACGCTCATCTTCTATATTAGCTTCCTAATTGTCAAGGTCTAATAATTCTTTTTGATATTTTAATTTTTCCTCATCAGTAAGTTTAGCCTTAGTTTCTGGATTTATATCGTTAGCTAAAATATCCTCGATAGCTTTTCTTTCAGCCTTAATTTGAGCTTTCTTATCATCATAATAAGAACTATCTGATAAAGAACCACCATTTTTAGCAAACTACTCTCTGGCGTAAGTCTCTTCATCAATCAAATCCCCTCTAGTTTTTACTAACTGAAGTTCATCTTCTAATAACTTATTAGAATCCTTTTGACGTTGTAATTTTTCCTCATAGGCATCAGAAGATTTAAGTAATTCTGTTTGAAGGTCTTTCATTGTAGCAAGACTTGCGCCTTCAAGCTAGGCAATTTTAATCTTATCTTCGATTTCTTCATCATCAAGATTATTTAATTTAACTTGGACTTCCATTAATTTGTTTTCAGTGTCAAAACGTTCTTGTTCACTCAGTCCACCTTTTGCCAGCTAATTTTTTAACAGAGTTTCTTGAGACATTAGATTAGAACGCATCTTATCAAAATACTCTGTAGGTTTAAGTTCTTTACCAAGTTCCTTACTATAAACTTGCATTGCTTCCCATTCTTTATTAATATTTCCTAAAGCAGCTTCTAATTTTTCAAGCTCAGTCATAGCCTCTTCAAAATCAAGGTCTAAACCAAAATCTTCACCTAAGGATTTATAGTCACCTGACGCTATGCTTGCATCTATATAAGAAATTTCAGCATTCCAAGCATTATAGCGGTCATAAGCCTCTTGGTTTTCTTTTTTTATTTTTTCAATTTCTTGCTAGACCTACTCATCAGAAAAACCAGAATATCTAGCTTCCCAATTTACTGATAATAATTCGTTTGACTCTTCTAAAGATGCATTGTAGCCTTGTGCAAAAGCTCCTTTTACATTCCCCCAATCTCTAGCTATTACAGTATTAATGAGATTCGCAAAACCTTCCCAACCAGCTTTCAATTTCGCTAATACACCAATAGAGTCCACATTAGCTTGGGTAAGTTTTTCTTGCTCTTCTCCTAAATCTATATAGCCTTCTTCAGCACCAAGAGCAGATAATCTTTGATTGTTTATTGAAATGGTCTGGGCCTCTGTCGCTGCGGCTGTTTTCAAACTAGCTTTTGTGGCTTCTAATTGTCGTTGCACCATAATTTCTTGAGCATTATTTACTAAAGAACAACTTTTTACCTATTTTGTTTGCTCATCAATTTCAAAATCTAAAACATAAGCATAATCCATATTGGTGGCTAATAACTCAGCCACTGTTTGGGCGCTTAGTTTTCCATATCTGTTCTGCTCTTTTTGAGCATTTCCTAAAATTGTATAAGTATTAGCAACCTCTTTTAAGGTATCTCGAAGTTCAGAAAAAGTATCAATATACCCCTCAATATTACCCAAAAACTCTTCTCCAAAACTATTTTGTAGCTCAAGTACCGCCAAATTACCCATTATTTCAATCATTTTAGCTGTAGTTACATTCTAAATCGTATCTAAATGGTCTTCTAAATCCCCTTCTCCATTAGACAATTCTTCTTGAGCCTATTTAACAGCATTTCTTATAGATTCAGGATACTTAGAAAAAACCTCATCTACATTGGCTGTTTTCCATGTATCATTATCAAAGAAGGTTATTAGCTCTTCTGGAAATACCTTCAATAACTCTGTAGTCTCTTCAACATATTTACGAGCGCCTTCCAAGGTTGTAGGCATTTCTCTATCGGCATATAACAAATCAACTAAAGTAGACATAGAACCAGTAGCCTCTATAGCTCCACTTTTAATTAATTCCAAAGCTTTTTGAGCATCTTCGGGTTTTAATTGATTTAAGTTTTCCTGTGAAATTTGATTTTGATTACTTGATGTTGCTTCAATTCCTAAATCTTTAAACTGTTTTTCAAAGCTCTTAGTATCAACAGGCTTTCCATTCTCATCAACCTCAAAACCTAAACCAAGCATAACAGTCATTTCATTCTCATCAAAACCATCTTTTCCAAAAACTTCTGTAAAATGAGTCTTAATTTTGTCACGGTCCACTGTATAATCATCAATGGTTTGATAATCTGCAACCTTTTTAGTGGCTATCTCAAGCATATCTTGCCCATTTTCATTGTTTAAGAAAGCATCATTATATGCCTTGAATGCAGCTCTGGTATTATCAAAGAACTTCTTATCACTTAAATTATTGCCATTTTTGTCAAAAGCACTAATGTTCCCTCTAATCTATTGCCAATGATAATTTTCTTCATCTGACATTTCATTAAATTCAGTTCTATACGCATTACGAACCGCAGAATCCATCTTGTCAGCCATTTCTGCTGTTGCAGCACGCTCTTTATTATTTACTTCTTCCTACAATGTCTTAAAGGCCACTTTAAGCTCTTGATAAGTTTCTTCAGCTTTCTATCTCTCATCTTCTGTTACTCGTGATGAGTCTTGCTCATATAACTGCAAGGTAGTAAGTGCCTATTCAGCCTATTTTCTAGACATCCCCGCTCTTTGAAGGACATTTTCATAAGGAATACCCAATACGAAATTGCCAAAGTCCTAAGCCAATAAATTAGCATAGTCATTATTATCGAATCTACGAGAAGTTTGATTTACTAAACGTCTATTAGTACCTATTATCTAAGAGTATGATTGTTGTACTATTTTTTGTGCATCTTCAAGATTTTCTTTAGCTAATGTACTTCCAGTCCATGTTTTTTCAAACATTTTACCATCGGCAAAAACTTGTTGGTTATTAATTAATTCTTTAACCTTATCAGATACACCGCCAATCTACTCACCTAAACCAACAAAACATTGACCTGCCTTATCTACACTATTAATTAATTCTGGATAAATTTCTGCTAAAGAACTATTTAATTCCAAAAATTCTTGATATTCTTCTTCTGTTAAAGAAATATTTCTACCTAATTTATCAACACCGTTAGAAAGCTCATCTAATCTGGCAGCGTCAATATCAGAACCTTTCATAGCAGAAAATTTAGAAGCCGCTTCTTGGAATTCTTCAGAAACTTTCTTTAATTGCCATTTAAGAAGAGCAGAAACTCCACTTATAATCATACCACCAATTAAAGTGCCTATTGCAACCCATGGCCCAAATTTAACCGCACTTAATGCCGCCTTAAATGTAGCACCACCTGCCATTTCAGAAGTTATGGTGGTAGCTATTGATTTTGTAGCCCACTAACCAACAGCAGAGCCTAATATTGTGCCAACCATTTTTCCAGAACCTTCATCCACTCCTAGAGCTTTGGCTCCAATTTCACCCAATCCACTTCCGCCAAAACTGCCCGCTATACCTCCACCAATAGTTGCTGCTCCTACTATAGCTGCATTTTTGCTCTGCTTTTCTAATTCTTCTTTTCTTTTTGCAGCTCCACTATAATAACTACCCATTACAGAATAAGCTTGTTGACCACCAGACAACGTTTGATTATAAAGATAATTACTATAAGTTTGATACATTCTTTGTAATTCATCTTCTTTAATATCAGATTCCTAAACATTTCTAATTCTATTTAACATTTCTCTAGTTAATCCAGAAGATGAGTCAATTAAGTCATCAGTTGTACTATTAAGCAACATGGTAGCAATTGCTCTCTTGCCATCTAAAGATAAGCCCTATAAGTTCATCGCCCCTTGCTGTTGCCCTAAAGCAATTAACATTGATT